TCGCGCAGATCGATCCACGTACCCGTCGCATCACCGCCGCATTGCGAGTCTACTTCGACCCCATGCAGCGTGCGGCACCCACGGAGGCTACGCTCTACCTGCCCGACTCCACGATTTACCTGGAACGAGTCAAGGGTTGGAATTGGGCGGTCAACGACCGCAACGACCATGGCCTCCATCGCGTTCCCGTGGTGCAGTTCCTCAATCGCCCACGGGTGGGAAATTATCTCGGCGAAAGCGAGATGAAGGACGTTTTGCGACCCACCGACATGGCAGCCCGCGCTCTCATGGATCTGCAGGTCGCCATGGAAACGCACGCCGTTCCCGCCAAGTGGGCGATCGGGATTAACACCGATGACTTCATCGACTCCAAAACCGGTCAGGTGGCTCAATCATGGAAACCGTACTTCACGGCGTACACGGTCACCGACCGCAAGGACGCCAAATTCGGACAGTTCGCGGCAAGCGACCTGACGAATTTCAAAACCGTCATCGATATGCTTGCCGAACAGGTCAGTGCCGTCACCGGATTGCCAATGCGCTACTTCGGACAGAACACCGCCAACCCGGCCGCCGAAGGAGCCATCCGAGCCGATGAGGTCCGACTCGTCAAGAACGTCGAATTGAAAAACATGACGGACGGCGACTGTTGGGCCGACGTGATGGCGCTCGCCTACCGGTTCGGTAAAGGTGAATGGCTCGACGGCAACCGGATCCGCACCGACTGGGACGACCCCAACACTCCGACATTCAGCCAGAAGGCCGATGCGATACAGAAGCTCGTGTCCACCGGCATCCTCAGCCGAGAGGGTGCCTGGGATGAGATGGGATGGTCGCAGGCTCGCAAGGACCTGGAACGCCAGAGATTCGAGCAGATGGACGAAGCCCAGTGGGCGCAGCTCATGAAACCGGAGGGCTCGTATGCTGACGATGGCGGGACAGGAACTGCCCAGGTCGGCGGTGATGCAGGGAAGATACCTGCGGCGCCGCAGCAACCGGACGGTCGCAATGGTGGTGGCTCGGTGGCGTGAACACCGGTCCGATGATTTCAACCAGGCCTACGCTGACTCGGCGTTGGGCATGCTCGACGCAATCGACTCCGCGCAGTCGGACATCGCCACCTACATGCGCGACACCACACCCGATGTCATGCGCGACATGGGATCGAAAAGCCTGCCGGCACCGGAATTCGATTTCGACGTCTCCACGCTGATCGGAGTCGCCGGCAACGGCACCGATACGTTCTCCAATTTGTGGAGTTCGGTCCTGCTCGGCAAGAAATACGTGGGTGAAGGGCATGCGGCCGACCAGGCGCTCGCCATGATCGACCGCGACTTCGCCCTGCGCACACGCACTCTGCTCGCCGATACGGCTCGCACCTCATCCATGCTGGCCGCCCGCTCACGTGACTTCACCGCCACCTACGTGCGAGCTCTCACTCCGCCGTCGTGTGCGCGGTGCGTCATACTCGCGGGACAGCCGAGCGGAAGAACACCGTTCGAACGGCATCCGCACTGCGATTGCACCGCCGTATGGAGCACCGACGAGGCCGCATTGTCGACGCATTACGCGAATCCGCGCGACTACCTCGACTCGCTTAGCGACGAGGACCTGTCCACGGTGCTGCGCGATGATGCGAACGCTCGGGCCTACCGTGACGGAGCCGACCTGAATCAGCTGGTCAACGCCTACGGCAAGCACAGCGGCGTCCGTTCCGCGCAATACTACGGTGCGCAAATACGATACACGACCGCTGGTACCACCAAACATGGGCTCGCGTACCTGCGCATGAAACAAGCGGGATACGTGAAGGCCCATATCCGTGAAGGATCCAAATACTGGCGTGTGGACAGGCCGAGGCTCATGCCCGAAACCATCTACCGCATAGCCGGTGACGATCATACGGAGGCGATGCGTCTCCTACGTAGTTACGGCTGGCTCGGCTAGCCGATCACAATTTTCCCGCCAACCGTGCGATGCGGCCGGCGGACGCCACACGACATGGCAAACAGCAATGGAGGTAGCAGTATGCATAACCGTTGGAATTATCTGCGGTTCGTCCGCACCGTGGTCGCCGAAGGCGACGGCGGTGGATCCGGCGACGAAGAAGACCGGAGCGACTCCGGAGATCAGACCGTCGAGGATCCCAAACCCGAGAGTGACGAGTCCCTCGGCGAGAACGGTATGAAGGCGCTCAAGGCGGAACGTGACGCGAACAAGGCCGCGAAGGCCCGCATCGCCGAATACGAAGCCAAGATCAAAGCCTTCGAGGACAAGAACAAAACCGAGTCCGAGAAGGAGACCGAACGCATCCAGGCATTGGAGAAGTCCAACGCCGAAAACTCGCGCAAGGCCCTCCAATACGAAGTCGCAGCCGAAAAAGGCATCCCTCTGAAACTCGCCACGCGCCTGCGCGGCGACGACAAGGACGCCATGCTCTCCGACGCCGACGACCTGCTGCCCCTCATCCACAACGAAACGAAAACGTCCGACCTCAAGCCAGACAAGAGCCAGGGGCATGGCGGCAAACCCAAGCCCACGACGCTGTCCGCAGCGATCGCCGGACACATGAAGTAACCACTAGGAGGTAACCCATGGCAGTAACACTGGCGGAAGCCAAGAACAACACGCTCGAGGACTATGACCCGATGGTCATCGACGAGTTCCGCAAGAACTCCGAGATTCTCGACAGTCTCATCTTCGACGACGTCGTCAGCCCGGCGGGCGGCGGATCCACTTTGACGTATTCGTACCGTCGACTTTCCACGCAGCCCACGGCCGCGTTCCGCGCCATCGGCAGCGAATACACGCCCCAGAACGCCGCCACCGAGAAGCATTCCGTCGACCTGGTGCCACTCGGCGGCAGTTTCGAGATTGACCGCGTGCTCGCCAACCTCGGACCCGAAGCGTCCGGCGCCGTCGCGCTGAACATCACTCAGAAGGTCAAGGCGGCCACCACTCTGTTCCAGGACGCCGTTATCAACGGCGACACCGCCACGGACGCGAACGCGTTCGACGGTCTCGACAAGGCCCTCACCGGCTCCACGACCGAGGACAAGACCAGTAAGCCCGACTGGACCGACATGTCGGACAACGGGTTCAAGATCCTTGACTCGCTGGATGCGTTCCTCAGTCTGCTCGATGGCGACCCGACCGTCCTGGTCGGTAACGCCAAGGCCCTCGCGAAGATCCGTGCCGCGGCCCGCCGCACGTCCATGTACACGAAGGATCCTGTCGAGGATCTGCTCGGTGCGAACGGGCGCCCGATCACCCGGGAGACCTACGGGAATATTCTGCTGGTAGATGCTGGCGCGAAAGCCGGTACGAACGATCCGATCATCCCCGTGGATTCGACTACAGGCACCTCGGCTGTGTACGCCTACCGTGTCGGTCTCGACGGGTTCCATGGCGTCTCCGTGTCCGGCGGTCAGCTCGTCCAGACGTGGCTGCCCGACTTCACGACCGTCAACGCGGTCAAGAAGGGCGAAGTGGAGCTCGGGCCCATCGCCGTGGCGTTGAAGGCCACCAAAGCGGCCGCGGTGCTGCGCGGGGTGAAGGTGCAGTGAGCGCGACCGTGAGAACCCCGGTCGAGGGGTATTGCGGCGAGGTCGCCGGCGTCGTCTTCACTAATGGCGTCGGCGTGTGCGATGGCGACGCATCGTACTTCGTGAGGCACGGCTACACGGTCGAACCGGTAGCGCCGGTCGAACCGGAAGAAACCACGGTGAAGACCCGCACCGCGAAGAAGTAGGGGGAGTCATGTCCGAACCACTGCAATCCAAGTACGCATCCGTAGCCGATGTCGCCGTGGAACTTGGCGAGGACATCGACGACACCTCAATCCGCGGCAGGCAGATACAACGCTGGCTCAACAAGGCCGAGCGTATGATCCGCGCACGGATAACCAACCTCGACACGTTGGCTACCGACGAAGCATACAAGGCGCTAATCAACGACGTCGAGGTGTCCGCCGTGGAACGCAAGGCGAGGAATCCGGACGGCATGCGGTCCATGATGACGCAGATTGACGACGGCAACTTCCAGAACAGCATCGATCCTTCCCGTTCCACAGGCGAGATCGTGATACTCGACTCCGAATGGTCGATGCTGCTCGGATCGGTTTCCACGTCGGCGTTCAGCATCGAAACGCAGCCAACCACAGATGCGTTCCCTTTGCCCTCCTATCCCTACGGGTATTAGGAGGTGGCCATGGATGTGCTGAACATGGTTGGTATCGCGCTGCCCCGTTTGCGTGAACAGGCGGAGCGTCTCATGACCGACAGGTTCGACATCATGCGGCCAACAGGCGGTATGATCGTGGACCCTGATACCGGGGCCAGCATACCTGGTCAGACCAGGGTCGCACAGACCGTGGGTAAGGTGCAGACGTCGGGTGGCATGGCTAGTCAGGTGGTCACCGCGTCCGGTGACAGCAGCAACATCGGCGGAAATGTGCCCACATGGACGCTGTACGTGCATTTCCCCGTATCCCTGACCGGTCTCAGGGTCAAGGACGTGGCCGTGTGCACCGCGTCCCGCGACCCCGATCTCGTGGGGAAACGTTTCCGTTTGGTCAATCTGCAATCCGAGAAGACGCATGCGACGGCACGACGCTGGAACGTGCAGGAGATACCCGAGGAGGAATCATGAGCGATCTGATCGACGTGTCCCAAGTGCATGCGTTGGCCCAGCGGATGGCGGCTGTACCGCTGAAAAAGCAGGTGCTCGTCGCGGCGGCGGTGAAGCAGGGTGCGCAGAACATCAAGGAAGCCATCCAGGAGGATGTGCGCTCATCATCCAACACCGGATTCCGCCGTATTCCTATCCACTACGACATGAAGGCTGAGGGCGTGCGCATCGAAGCCGACATCGGGCCGGAGGAGGGTGGTGCCGGGTCTCTGGCCAACATCGCGTTCTTCGGCACGAGCCGTGGTGGCGGCGGCCATGAGTTCTACGGTCATGGCGCCGACGAGCTCGATGCGACGGCCCGGTATGTGGCCAAGGCGGCCGAAGGACTGTGAGCGGCTACGCTCAAGCGCGCGCCGCCGTCATCGGTCTGCTGCCCGAACTCAAAGGGTGGAAGGTGTATGCGGATGGTGTCGCCACCGGGGCCAAGCCGCCATGGGTCGTCGTGTCCATGAGTGAGGACGGTCGCGAACGCTCCGAAGGCGGGCGGACCACGAACCATCTCGGCAAGCTCGACATCCGCGTCGTGTCCCTCTCCGAGCTTGGCATCGGCATCGTGTGCGACAAGCTCACCGATGCGCTAGACGGGGAGCATGCCGAGGGCGTGTCCGCACTCATAGCGGACGTGGATTCCGGCGTGTACGCATCCGAACTCGTCGACACGGACACCTCCACCCCGTATCTCATGCGGGTATTGACATGGCGGACCGGCTGGCCCGCCTGAACGATTCCAGCAGACAACACAAACGGGCCATGGCACAACGCCATGGCCTCAACTATATAAGGAGCAGCAATGGCCAGTAACGTATCCGCATACCTTGAGGATGGCGTCAAGTCCGTCTTCGTGAAGACTTTGGCGGACATGAATGCACCGAAGATCAGCGAATTGACCGGCGTGGGCGCGACCGAACTTTCGTTTTACATCGTACCTAACGGGTGGAAGCCCACCCGATCCCAGGACAGCATCGACGATGGTCGTGAAGGCACTGCGACGGTTGGGAAGATCCTTGGTCCGAAGAAGTTCGACAACGGCGAGATCGAGGTGCTTGACAACGTCAACCGCAAGGATGCCGACAACGCAGCCGTGGAGACCCTCACGGAGGGGATCCAGGGCTATATCGTGCGTCGCCGCGGCCCGGAGGCATCTATCGGATGGGCGGCCGGTGATGCGGTGTCCGTCTACAAGGTCGCGATTGGTATGAAGAACCCGGTGGCTCACGCTTCCAACGCGCGCCAGACCAGCACGATCAGCTTCGCGATCGACCCATCGTCACTCATTGAAACCGCCACGGTCGCCGCCGGCGCCTGACCCACGACACTTCCCGCCGTATGGTCTCCCACTCTCCCATGCGGCGGGACCATCTTTACCAACTCGAGAGTGCCTACTTTGAAAGAGCGTGGAAAACATGGGTATCACAGTAAACAAGCCAACCAAGGGCGTCGAGATCGTCACCGACATGGAGGCGCTACAGGAGAGCATCAACGCCGCCAACGAACTCAACGCTGCGCGCGATACAGGCAAAGTGGACAAGACCATCCAGACGAAGAAAACCACGCTCAAGAAGCTCGTCGCCAAGGTCGATGAGTCGACCATCGTGATGCGGTTGCATGGACTGAATGCTTCGGCATGGAACATGATCGTCATCGCCCACCAGAGCGTCGAAGGTGACCGCATCGTCAAGGATTGGCCGAGGATGGTCGCCGAAGCCATCCCGCAGATGCTCGAATCCGCTGTCTGGAAAACGTCCGGTGATGCCATCGAATTCGCTGACGGCGACCTCGCCGAACTGCTCGACAGTCTCACCGACGTGCAGACCATGGACCTCATCGTGGCGGTGCAGGAGCTCAACACCCCCACGGCTACGGTCCCAAAAGCGGTCCGCGACCTGATTTAGTCGGTCGCCTCGCCGAACACCCCGGTCTCGTCGAGGAGCTGCGCTGCGCGCACGGGCTTGGCATCAGCTACAAACGTTTCCTCGGCTGGACCCCTACGCCCGGTGACATGGTCGAATGGGATGAGACGGAACGCGCATGGATGCTTGCCCTGCAATCCTACGAAAACGGGCGTAAATGCCCGGTATGCGGCATGGACATCACGTTCTGCCACGACCAGGACAAAGTGCGTCGAGCGTTCAAAGGCGCGGACGTGGAGACGTGCTTCGTCGGTGAGATGCGTGAAAAGGCCATGCGACGTTTCGCCGATAGCGGCGAAGTCAAAGCCCCCAACTCGCAGACCACGAAACTCAACATGAGAAACGGATGATGGCATGGCATTGAACGAGAACATCGTCATCCGCCTCATGGCGGACACGTCGAACTACACGACCAAGATGCAGGCCGCCTCCACCCAGGCGGAGACCATGGCCAAGGCCATGGAGAAACCCATGACCACCGGCCAACGCATGGAGGCCGGATTCACCAAAGCGGGCCTCGCCGTAGGAGCACTCTCAGCCGCCATCGGCGTCGCCGCCGTCAAGAGCTTCATCGACTTCGACGCGAAGATGAGCGAAGTGGCGACCAACTCCGGTGCCACTGGATCCTCGCTCAACGCGCTACGCGAAGCCGCGCTCAACGCCAGCCGCACTACAATCTACAGCGCCGAGGACGCCGCCGACGCCATCAACGAACTCGCCAAAGCCGGCGTCAGCGTCACCGACATACTGGGAGGCGGTCTGCACGCCGCACTCTCACTCGCCGCCACCGACAACATGAACGTCGGAGACGCCACACAATACATGGCATCCGCCATGACCCAGTTCGGCCTCACCGGCAAACAGGCCGGACAGGTCGCCGACGCGCTCGCCGCCGGCGCGAATAAGGCGTTGGGTTCCGTGTCCGACATGGGCCAGGCGCTGAGCATGGTTGGCAGTACATCCCACATGCTTGGCGCGAACATGCAGGAGACGGTAGGCACCCTGTCGGCCATGGCCAATGCGGGCAACATCGGATCCGAGGCTGGCACCGAACTGCGCTCCGCGCTGATCGGCCTCATGTCACCATCCAAGCAGGTCAAAAGCGAGATGGACAATCTTGGTCTGTCGCTGTACGACAATCAGGGCAAGTTCGTCGGCATCGCCAATTTTGCAGGACAACTGAAGGACAAGCTCTCGAAGCTCACACCGGAGCAGCGCAATCAAGCCATGGGCATACTATTCTCGAATGCGGCCATGAGTGCCGCCAACACCCTCTATAAGGAGGGCAAGACCGGTATCGACAAGTGGACGAAATCCGTCTCCGAATCAGGTTATGCTGCGCAGGTGGCTGCGGGGAAGACGAACAATCTCAAGGGCGACATGACGAAGTTCGTGCACACCGCCCAGGATGTGCTCATCGGTTTGGGGTCAGCAGCGAACGGGCCTCTGCGCAGCGTCACGCAGAACGCGACCGACCTGTTGAACCTGTTCCGCAGCATGCCCGCATCATCACAGCAGTGGGTTATCGGTGCTGGTCTCATCATCGGCGCTACCGCCGGATTGCACAAGATGTTCGGTGGGCTGACGGAGAGCACCAGTGGCTTCCAGCGTGGTCTCGGACAGGTCGTGGACCCCATGACCCGATTGAAGACCGCTGCTCCACAGCTTTCCGCTGGACTGTCGATGCTCACCTCGGCGTTCCATGGGCCCGAGCAGGGCGTCGGTCTCATGGCCAACGGACTGACCCGAGGACAGACCGCCATGAGCGGTCTAAAAAGCGTCGGCGGCGGCCTCATGAGCATGCTCGGCGGGCCTTGGGGCATCGCACTGACAGGAGCGGCCATAGCGGTCGGCGTGCTGGCGCAACGTCAGCACGACGCGCAGGAGCGCGCCAACTCATACGCCGACGCGCTCGACAAGGGCACGGACGCAGCCGTGAAATTGCAGAAGAACATCGCCACCGGAGACAACATCTCATGGTCGTGGTGGGACAAGCAGCAGACTGGTGCGGACGGTTTCGCCAAGGCGCTCGACAAGGCCGGCATCAGCGCTAAAACGTTCGCCCAGGCGGCGGCTGGCAACAAGATAGCGTTGTCGCAATACAACGAGCAGATGGACAAACTGAAACTCGGTTCGTCAGATCAGGTGACGTTGGGGCAACACGTAACAGGCGTGTTCAACGAGCAGAAGAAAGCCATCGACGATGCACGGGTGTCCGCCAAGGCGCAGGCCGAAGCGGAGAAGGAGGAGACGAAGCAGAAGGTCGCCAACACCGTCGCCCAGGCCAATGGCACGAAAGCCGTACAGGAAGGGGCGACTGCCGACGAGGAGGCCGCGGATTCCAAGGATATCCTCGCTGAAGCATTCGGCGCAACCACCAAGGGCATCAGCGAACAGGCCGGAGCGTTGGGCGAAGTGGTCGACGCTCTCAAGACCTACTATGGTTTCGCCATCAGCGCGTCCGACGCCGACATCCAGTTGCACGACTCGTTCGATAAAGCGACGAAAGCCGTAGACCAGAACGGTCAGACGCTTGACCTTAACACCGAGAAGGGCCGCGCCAACCAGTCGGCGCTCAACGACATCGCCAAGGCCGCCATGAGCTCCGCCGAAGCACACGCACGCGCCGGAGATGCGGTCGACAAGATCAACCCCATCATGGAGGACGCCCGCAACCACTACATCGAAGCGGCGAAGGCCATGGGCAAGACCCCCGAGGAGGCCGCAGCCATGGCCGACAGCGTGGGCCTGTCCGCCAAAGCGGTCCAGGACCTCACCAACCGCATTGCAGCCGCCAACGCCAAACCGCTGAAGATCAACGACCAGGCATCCAAAACCCTGACCGATGTTGGCGTCAAGGCAAAGTCGCTGCCCGACGGCAAAACCATCAAACTCAGCGGCAACAACAAGGAAGCACTCCAAGCGTTCGCCACCGTCAACGGACTCAAAATCGACCCCAAAACCGGCACCCTTGATTTGAATAAGCAGCAGTTCGAGGTCGCTCTGGCCATTGCGAATGGTGCGAAAATCAATCCGAAGACGGGCGAACTGCTTGGCGACAACAGCGATCACTGGCGCAAGATCGCCCAATCCAACGGGTGGAAGATCGATCCGAAGACCGGTGTCATATCGGGCAATGATGGTCCATTCCGAGCAGTGAAAGGGAATGTCGACAGGGCGACCATCGGCAGGAAAACCGTGCAGGTGGGAGCCGATGCGAGTGGATTCTGGAGCACCGTCAACGGGATCCTCGGACAGGTATTCCACGTCAACGTCTCAGCCGGTGGAGGGCACGCTTCTGGTGGTCTCATTAATGGGCCGGGGACCGGCACATCCGATGACATACCGGCGAAACTGTCGAACGGCGAGTACGTCGTGCGTGCAGCGGCTGTCAAACAGTACGGTGTTGGGATGCTCAACGCCATCAACTGGCAGCGGTACGCCGCAGGCGGTCAGGTCCGCAAATACGAGGCGACGCCGCTCCCATCCGTCCGACACATGGCGCCGGAGGGTAAGCAGGTCGTATACAACCAGTACATCACGAATGAGATCCATTCGACCGGATCGTCTCGCGTCGATGAGGCATTGCTGTCCGCCCGTGTGCGGGCGGGGACCGGCGCCATGTTGCAGGGGAGGACGCTATGAGCACCGTCAGCATCTACCGTGAGATGGAATCCTCCCCGACGGTGATCCTGTACGGGGGCGGCGGCGACCATGAGATGATTCTGCGGGACATCGACGGTTGGTACGGGTCCCCGGAAAGCAAGGTGCAGCTGTCGGAGCGCGCGTACGGTAATGGCGCGCACGACATAGCTTCGGAGGACATCGATTACGGTGCTCGCACCGTCATAGTCGACTGGCGGATCATCGCGAACGGCCGTGACGGGATGCTATCGGCGTTGCATGCGATCCGTACGCTGGCCGGTCATACGGTCAGGATACGGGTGGTCGACGGCATGGATGACCTGTATGCGGTCGGCTACGTGCATGAGGCCGGTAAGGACAAGTCCGCTCAGAACATCCCGCAGCAGACGGAGACCGGGACGTTGACGATTATCTGTCAGCGTCCTGAGCTCTTGTCGACGCGGGCATCTCAGGTGCAGTTGATGCCGGTGAGTCGAGTGCGCGGAGGATTATCGTATGGGCCTGATGGCAAGGGTCTCTCGTATGGGCCGGACGGAAGGGGCCTGTCGTATGGGGTGTCGGCTGGTGGGGAGCGGAATCTTGCGGTCCTGTCGAACCATGGTACGACGCTGGCGTATCCGACGTTGACGGTGACCGGCCCGTTCCCCGCTGGTGTGGAGATCCAGACCGGCGTCGGCGGCGTGATCCGGTATACGGGTGCGGTCGGCATGGTGCCGTTGGTCATGCAATGCGATCCGCGCAGTATGGCCGCTTCCATGGGTGGCGTGGATGTGGGACGGAACCTCACCGGCCGTGACCTGCCCGCCATTCCCGCGGGTGGTTCCATGAGCCTGCGGTTGATGAGCGCCGGCTCCGGTTGGGTGACCATCACCACCCGTGACGCGTACCTGTGACCTACTCATTCGATTGATTTCAGACCCCTCATGACCGATGGGTCTACGTATTTCTGGAGGCAAGATTATGACCACTGCACTGGGTGTCGCGCCTGACGCGAATGGTGTGGGATTGGACCCGCTGACCCACCGGCTGCTTATCGAACAGCATTGGAACAACACGGGCGTCGTCATGGGTCTCACCGTGTCCGGGCGCGGCGACCTGCGCTATCAGGTTTCGGCCGGTGCTGCGATATGCAGCATGAGCGCCGCCGACGGGTACACGGAAGCGTACTGGAACGGAGGCGTGACGGAGAACGCGGTCGACGCGGGCGATAGCACGTACAGTCGCATCGACGTGGTGTACATGCTCTCCAACACGGGTACGCCAGACAACGTGGTGCATGTCATGGTGCAGCAGGGCACGCCCGCAGCGTCACCCGCCATCCCCAGTCTCCCGGCGGGCGGATTGCCGTTGGCGTACCTGCTGATGCCATCCAGGGGCAGCACCACGAACGCCGCCACACCGTACGGGAACATCGACTACGCGATACAAGCAGGTTCCAGCACCGGCAAACTCGGGGAAAACTGGGATAAGCGTTCTTTCACCGGCAACAACATCAAGTACAACATGAACCATGAGTTCCCGGTACGGTTCACCATCCCCACGGATCGTGAGATCGAGTTGGTGTTCGACGTCAACTTCAGCTCCCAGGATGTGAACAGCTACTCGGAATGGGCGTGCGGATTCGAGATAGACCCGCCCGACACCAGCAGCAAAAACGAGTACTGCATAGAAGGGTCAACCGCCAATTTCAAGAGCGACCGGACATGGGAGAGCCATAACAATACGTTCAGAACAAACGTGGCGGCAGGCACGCACACGGCCTACGTCGTGACTTGGCCGCAGAACGGTGCGGCCCCGATGTTCCATTACGGTCCGAATTCCGATGGGCATGGGCTGTTCGTCGGGCGCCGCTTTCAGGTATTCGATCGGAACGTGGCGAAGTGACGTGGGCTCACTGGCTCACGGACGCGCGCACCGGCCGGATCATTCGGCGTATCGATTTGCCGTCGTTCTCGTGGGAGATGTCGGTGTCGGATTTCGGGTTCTCGACCACGGACCGGAATCCGGGTGAGACGGATGCGTCGAGCCTGTCGGTGCCGTTTTCGCAGTTCGACGAATACGATGCGGACGGCATGCTCCTGCACCGATCAACGCCCGCGCAGGTCAACGGCATGCTGTCCATGGGGCGCAGGGCCATCGTCTCATCGTGGATGTACGAGGGGATGGCGGACCCGCGTGGCGTCCCCATGTGGTGGGGGGCGTTGGGGGACCCGGAGGATTCATGGGACGCGACCACGTTCCCGCTCAACTCGCCCATGAGCCTGCTAGCCGCTAGGGCAGTCATCAGGGATGGAGCGTTCCATGACGGGAAAAGCACCGACGCGGTGTCGTATACGGGGTTGTCGCTTCGCGGCATCGCCTCGGAGCTCGGCAGCCTCGTCACGGAGGGGAAGAACGGTGGTGGCCTCCCGTTCGACTGGACGTACCGTGGCGAATCCGGTAACCATCA